GCTTATACCTATCAAAGAAATATTTAATGAAACATTTTACAGTATGGCAGATGAATAAAGAAGATATAAAGGTATTAATATTAGCAATAATTTTTATATTACATGTAATAGTAATAGGAGAGATGTTATGAAACCTGAGTTGATTATTATAGGTTTATTTGTAGGTGTAGGTTTACTTATCCTTACAACAGTATTTGGTTTATTATAAAATGGGTTGGAATTTTAATCCACCACCAGAAAAAACAGACAAAGCTATATTAATTCTTATAATATTATTTTTATTATTACAGATAGACGGAACATGAAAGAATTACTTTTATCCTACATAATATCTGCAATATTTATATTTATATTAGTGGTTTACTTGTCGCCTTATGGAGGTCAACATGAACCAATAGAAAGTTTAATTTGGATTTATCAGAATGTAAGATGGGATTTATAAATGGACTCATACAAAATATTATTTGGTAAAGACTTTGAAGATTTTGTTAGTGAATATATATCAAGTTCACTAAAAGAAAAAGATATTATTGTGCAAAGAAAAACAATAAAAAAATTATTAAGAGAAGCCCAGACATACTGGACTTTAATAAAGAGAGGAGAAAGACTATATGACTACGATAACAAAGGAAGCTAAAGAATTATTTCATGTTTTAATTAGAGGGGACATGAATGAAGAAAGTATTACTTGGTATATACAAACAGTATGGGATTGTTTACCTCAAGTAAAAATCAAGGATATTCAATACCTTAACTACCTTAAAGAACAAAACAAGAACATTAAAGAGAAAAATCATTTACGAATTGTGGATAACAATAAAAAAGTTCTTGACAATGAAAACGAATCGTGATATAATCTATATAGATTTTTAAAGAGTTATTATTATAATAATAATAAAAACAATAATAACATTTTAAAATATTTTTAAATAGGATTTTTGTGTCCTGTTTTTAAATAACTGCATTATGTTGTTGACAAATAAAAAGTTCTATGGTATAATGCAAACATTATAATAACATTAACAAATAACATTAGGAGAAAACATTATGGCTACAGTTCAAGGAAAAGCATATTGGGCATCTATCACTAGACCCAACACAACTTTCGACCCTGTTTATCAGATTGACTTAGCAGTTGATGATGATGTTGCTAAAGAGTTTAGTAGCAAAGGCATTACTGTTAAAGAAGATGAGCGAGGTAAGATTGTTAAATTCAAACGAAGAGTTAATCGTGCAGATGGTACGAGTAACCCTGCTCCAAAGCTAGTGGACTCTGCTAAGAATGCGATTGATGTTCTCGTAGGTAACGGTTCTGAAGTGAAAGTTATGTACAAAGAATACGATTGGAATTACGCAGGTAAATCTGGTGTAGGTTTAGACTTACAAGCCGTTCAAGTTATCGACTTAATTCCTTATGGGGAAGAGTTTGATAAGGTTGATGGCTTTGTCGCAACAGATTCCGTTGATGAATTTTAATTAATTTAAAATGAATGGGGCGACAACAATGGATAACAACTTTGTTAAATATCACATAGCTTGTGATAAGTGCGGAAGTAGTGATGCGAGAAGTGTTAATAAAAATGGTAGTTCTTACTGTTTCTCTTGCAACACTTACTTCCCACCAGAACAAACAAACATAAATGAGGGCGACACAATGGGCATACAAACAGTTCAAACAAAACCAATAATAATAGAAAACAACGCAGGTACTTTTAGTGCTATCGGAGATAGATGTATCAACGAAGACACAGTTAAAAAGTATGGGGTCAAGGTTATCAGCGACGCAAGTGGCACGATAGACAGACACATCTACCCATATTACGACTCGACTGGTTCTCTTTTAGCTACCAAGACTAGGTATGTGAAGAATAAACAATTCTCGATAAAGGGTTCAACCTCTGACTCAGGATTGTTCGGTCAGCAGTTGTACAATGGTGGTAAATATGTTACCATAACAGAGGGTGAGATTGATGCGTTATCAGTCTATCAATTACTTGGTTCAAAGTATGCAGTAGTTAGTATCAAGAATGGTGTTGCGTCTGCCCTCAAAGATATCAAGAAAAGCTATGATTGGTTAGACCAATTCGATAACATTGTTATTAACTTTGATAATGATGATGTTGGTAGAGAGGCAAGTAAAAAAGTTGCCGAGTTGTTTGCCCCATCAAAAGTTAAGATACTAAAATTACCAGAAGGATACAAAGATGCTAATGATTTACTCAAAGCTAACAAGTATCAAGAGTATATCAAAGCATGGTGGAATGCACCGACCTATGCACCAGATGGTATTATCAAAGGCGAGTCATTACTAGAAGAAGTTCTTTCTCCAGTCGTAAGGTCAACAGTTAATTATGGTTGGCAAGGACTAGACGAGATGACTTATGGTATTCGTAGTGGCGAGTTAGTGACATTTACTGCAGGTACGGGACTTGGTAAAACTTCTATCATAAAAGAATTAGTATACAATCTATTCAAGAAAACAGAAGAAAAGATTGGTATGATTATGCTTGAAGAAAGTCCTAAGATTACTGCATTAGATATCATGAGTGTTGAAGCTAATCTACCTTTGCGTAGACCAGACATTCATATGAGTGATGAAGATAAAAGAAAATACTTTGATGCTACTGTAGGTACTGGTAGATTTTATTTCTACAAACACTTTGGTTCTAACTCAGTAGACAACATTGTATCTAGAGTTAGGTATATGGCTAAAGCATTAGATTGTAGATACATTGTACTTGACCATGTTAGTATGGTTGTATCATCTCAAGAGTATGGAGATGAAAGAAAAGCACTTGATGAGATTATGACAAAGCTAAGAACACTTGTCGAAGAAACAGATATAGCTTTGATACTTATCTCTCACTTGCGTAGACCAGACGGTAAAGGACACGAAGAGGGTGCGGCGACTTCACTATCACAACTAAGAGGTTCGGCTTCTATCGGTCAGTTATCTGATATGGTTATTGGTCTTGAAAGAGATGCACAGAATGATAGTCCTACTGTAAGGAATACAACTTGCGTAAGAGTATTAAAGAATAGGTTCATAGGTATGACTGGCCCAGCTACATATCTATACTATGATAAAGAAACTGGTAGACTACACGAGACCGAGAAACCAACTGGCGAAGAGTTTGAAGATGAAACATTATAACAAGGGCGAGATTGATGCGAGTATTTTTAGATGTTGAAACAACTGCTATTACAAATCTATTACCAGATAGAATTTTTCTTATTGTATGTAAAGACGACAAACAAATCACATACTTTAAAGAAGATGAGCTTGATAAGTTTAGTTCTTATATTGGTAGGTATGATGAGTTCGTTGGGCATAACATTATAGGATTTGATGCACCAGTTATTAAAAAGATTATTGGTGTTGACTTACATGAGAAGGGTAAAGTTATTGATACTTTAGTCCTGTCAAGATTGTTTGACCCAGTTAGAGAGGGCGGACATTCGTTAAAATCTTTTGGAGAAAGATTGAAGTTTGGTAAATTAGACTTTAAAGATTTCTCTGAATACTCTGATGAGATGCTTGAGTATTGTATCAGAGATGTAGAACTTACGGAAAGAGTTCTTGGTTATTTGATTAAACATAATCCAGACTTTTCTCGTGAGGCGATTAGACTAGAACACGATATAGCTAGGATAATCACACAACAAGAGAACAATGGTTTTCTTTTTGATGTAACGAAGGCAGACCTTTTGTTAGGTAAGTTAAGAGAGAAGATAAATGAAATTGAACAAAAGGTTAGAGAACGATTTATACCACTGCCAACCTTTGTCAAGATAGTAAAACCTCGTTATCGTAAAGACGGTTCTCTTAGTACGGTAGGACTGAATAGTCTGGGACAGGGGTGGGAAAATGTTATGGGAGATTTTTCTCTCATAGAAATGAAAGAGTTTAATCTTGGTAGTCGACAACAGATTGCAAGATACTTAAGATACTTTGGTTGGAAGCCGACTAAGTTTACTGAACACGGACAACCAATAGTAGATGAGAAAGTTCTACAAGGTATTACAGATATACCAGAAGCAGAACTTATCAAAGAGTTTCTACTACTGCAGAAACGAATAGCTCAAGTTGAATCTTGGGTGGAAGCAGTAGCAGAAGATGGGAGAGTACACGGAAGAGTGATAACCAATGGTGCTATCACTGGTAGAATGAGTCACCAGTCGCCCAACATGGCTCAAGTTCCTGCAGTGTATTCTCCCTACGGTAAAGAATGCAGAGAACTATGGGTAGTGCCAGAAGGCTACAAATTAGTGGGAGTAGATGCTTCTGGTCTTGAGTTAAGAATATTGTCCCACTACATGAACGATAAGGAATATATAGATGCTATCATTAATGGAGATATACACACTACAAATCAAAGTCTTGCAGGACTTAGCACGAGAGACCAGGCAAAAACTTTCATCTATGCCTTCATATATGGGGCAGGTGACGAAAAGCTCGGAGCTATCTGCGGAGGGTCTAGAAATCATGGCAAAGCGATTAAAAACAGATTTCTCAGCCGTACTCCAGCCCTTGCAAATTTTAGAAAGCGAGTGGACAAAGCTACTGGAAAAGGTTGGCTCAAAGGAATCGACGGAAGAAAACTCAGAATCCGAAACCGACACTCCGCCCTCAACACCTTAATACAAGGTGGAGGGGCGATAGTTATGAAGAAAGCTTTGATTCTTTTAGAAGAACAAGTTAGTAAACATAAACTAAAAGCAAGACCAGTGGCTAATGTACACGACGAGTTTCAATATGAAGTATTAGAAACTCAAGCAGAAGACTTTGGTAATCTTGCAGTTGATTCTATTATCAATGCAGGTAAAGAACTAGGAATTAGATGTCCTTTAAATGGAGAATATAAATATGGAAACAACTGGCAAGAAACACACTAAGACTTTAGATACATTAGTTGATGATATAAATGATATACTTGTTGGTATATCAAGTGGTAAAGCACCTGATGTAAAAGAAGAACAGATAGATAAGTTCTTAAACAATACTAAACTTGCTTTACTAGATTGGTTACAACCAAGAAAAAGTTCTGGTAAAGGTTTACGAATGTCTGTTATTGGTCGACCTGCTAGACAACTTTGGTATGATAATCATTTACAAAGAGATGATAAAGAAGAAGTATATGACCCATCAACGCAACTAAAGTTTTTATATGGTCATGTACTAGAACACTTACTATTATTTCTTGTTGAAGTTGCAGGACATAAAGTTACTGACCAACAAAAGAAAGTACAATTAGAAGATGTCAATGGTCACATGGACTGTAAGATTGATGGAGAAGTTGTTGATGTTAAGTCTGCATCTGCTATGTCATTCAAGAAGTTTAAGAATGGAACTCTGTATGAAGATGACCCATTCGGATACATTGCACAAGTCGCAGGTTATGAGTACAATGAAGGCACTAATAATGGTGGACTACTTGCAGTAAACAAATCGTCTGGAGAGATTGCATTGTTTAGACCAGATGAGTTAATGAAACCAAATGCAAAAGATTTAATTAAAAACTTAAAGGAGAAACTAAGTAAAAATGAACCACCTGAAAAATGTTATGAGCCGATTCCTCACGACAAGACTGGAAACTTCAAGCTTCCTGTTGGGTGCGTGTACTGTCCTCATAAGTTTGTTTGTCATGCTGATTCTAATAATGGCGACGGACTCAGGGTGTTCAAGTATGCCAACTCAAATGTATTTATGACTACGGTAGCAAACTTACCAAAGGTTGAGGAGATAACGGAACAGTATGAACAGAAAAAAAATTAAAGTATTAAGACGAAGAGCAAAAGAGTTTTTGGTTTTATGGATGAAGTCTTTACTTCCAGAAGAAGAACAAAAGAAAGTTAATATTAATAATATATTAAGTTTAATGCCTACACAAACTCATTATATACACGACTTTAGATTATATCTTAGTGCTTGGTCTTTTAAATGGGTAATGAAAAGATTAAAAAGAAATCCACATTGGGCATTTGAAGACTTACAACAAAGTGCAACACCTAGTGCTAGACAATTAAGAAGAGAGAAAATGATAGATGAAGGTCCGATATCGCTCTAAGTTTGAAGAGAACATTGTTAACGAGATTAAAAAGAAAAAGATAAAGTATAAGTATGAAGAGTATGAGATTGATTATGTTCAACCTGCTATTGATAGAACTTATCTTCCAGACTTATACTTTCCAAAGACAAAGATATTCGTTGAGTTAAAAGGAAGATTAACTATCGAAGACAGAAAGAAACATTTATGGATACAAGACCAAACAGATTTTGATATTCGTTTTTGTTTTATGAATGCAAACAACAAAATAAGAAAGGGTTCTAAAACTAAGTATAGTGATTGGTGCGAAGCTAATAATTTTATTTGGTGCGATAAAGATATACCTTTAGATTGGATGAGATAATGAAGATAACTAAAGAAAAAGCTTATATAATACTTACACCTAATACACCTAGGCAGGGAGATGTAGGTTTAGAAATGATAAACTATACTGAAGACCCATCAGTTGATACTATATCATATGGTATTCGTTGGTTGGTTACTCACAATCCAGAGCTTTTATATTACATAGGGGCTAGAGAAATGGAGATGGAATTAATAGATAGATTAGCGAAAGGAAAAACAAAAGATGAAGACCCAAGCATACATTGATAAAGCAAAAGATATTGTGTCTACTGATAGGGAGTTGACACATGGTAATAAAAAAATAAATCATGATAATATAGCAAAGATGTGGTCAGCCTATCTTGACAGAGACATTAGTGGTCGTGATGTCGCATTGATGATGGTATTATTAAAAGTTGCAAGAACTAAAGCAGGTTCACATAACACAGATGATTATATTGATATGGTAGGTTATAGTTCTATTGCAGGTGAATTATCGGAAGGAGAAACAAATGACTAATAATAATTATTTACCAACGACCTATCAACAATTTATTCATGCATCTAGATATGCGAGATTTGTTGAGTCAGAAAAAAGAAGAGAAACTTGGGATGAAACTGTATCAAGATACTTTGACTTTATGCAGTCACACTTAAAAGAAAACAATAAGTATACTTTGACAAAAGAGTTAAGAGCTGATTTAGAAAATGCAGTTCTTAGTTTAGGTATCATGCCTTCTATGAGAGCTTTGATGACGGCAGGTAATGCTTTATCTAAAGACCATACCGCTGGTTATAATTGTAGTTATATTCCTATCAATGATGTAAGAAGCTTTGATGAAATAATGTATATACTTATGTGTGGCACTGGTGTTGGTTTCTCTGTTGAAAGAGATTATGTAGAACAACTACCAACTATCGCTGAAGAATTTGAAGATAGTGATACTGTTGTTGTAGTTCAAGATAGTAGAACTGGTTGGGCAAAATCTTTGAGAGAATTACTTGGCATGTTGTATGGTGGTCAAGTTCCAAAGATAGATGTAACAAGAGTAAGACCTGCAGGTGCTAGACTTAAAACATTTGGTGGTCGTGCAAGTGGTCCACAACCTCTTGTAGATTTGTTTGACTTTGCAATTACCACATTTAAAAACGCTTCTGGTAGAAGACTTGACGCTCTTGAGTGTCATGATTTAGTTTGTAAGATAGGAGAAGTTGTTGTTGTAGGTGGTGTTCGTAGGTCAGCTTTGATATCACTTAGTAATATACAAGATGATAGACTTCGTAATGCAAAGAGTGGACAATGGTGGTTAGACAATGGTCAAAGAGCATTAGCTAATAACTCTGCTTGTTATGCAAGACGACCTGACATGGCTTTATTTATGTCTGAATGGAAAGCTTTATACGATAGTAAGTCTGGAGAAAGAGGTATCTTTAATAGACAAGCGGCTATTGATAAATGTAAAGAGAATGGTAGAAGAGATAGTGAACATGAGTTTGGTACTAATCCTTGTTCAGAAATTATCTTAAGACCTTATCAGTTTTGTAATCTTACAGAAGTAGTTGTTCGTGCTACAGATAATAAATTACAGTTAAAAGAAAAGGTAAGACTTGCTACCATACTTGGTACATTTCAATCTACACTTACTGATTTTAAATACATTCGTAAGATATGGAAACAAAATACAGAAGATGAAAGACTACTAGGTGTGTCTCTTACAGGTATTATGGATAGTAAACTTACTAATAATCCAGACAGAGGATTCTTATCTGAACTAAAACAAGTTGCTATAGATACTAACAAAGACATAGCTAAGAAGCTAAAGATAAATCAATCTGCAGCAATCACTTGTGTAAAACCTAGTGGAACTGTAAGTCAGTTAGTTGATAGTGCTTCTGGTATCCACACTAGACATAATCCTTACTACATAAGAACAGTTAGATGTGATAAGAAAGACCCATTGACTCAGCTTATGATAGACCAAGGAGTTCCAAATGAACCAGATATAACTAAACCAGATTCAGTAACGGTGTTTTCTTTTCCTACCGCATCTCCAACTGGCTCGATAACTAGAAACAGTATGTCAGCTATAGAACAACTAGAGCTGTGGTTGAAGTATCAAAGAGAATGGTGTGAGCATAAACCTTCTGTAACTGTGAGTGTTAAAGAAGATGAGTGGATGGAAGTAGGTGCGTGGGTATATAAATACTTTGATGAAGTATCTGGTATTAGTTTCTTACCTTATACTGACCACATATATAAACAAGCTCCTTATCAAGATATAGAAAGAAAAGAATATCTAGAGCTACGAAAAGATATGCCTACTACTATAGAC